TCGGCAGTCCGCTCTGTTCTTTGAGCCATGCGGATATTGCGCAGGTAAGCACGAGCCATCGCGGATCGAATTCCCAAAACTGACCCGCGTCAGGGAACAGCTTGGCGAATTGCTCGTCGGGTAGGATCAGTCGCAGATCAACGTCACGCCAATCGGGTCGCTGCAAAGCCGACCCAACCAGATAGACCCCGCCCAATCCTTTCTCGCAAAATGCCTCTTCAAGATGTTGACAGGCGAGCTCGAGCCGGAAGATCGCCGGCGCTCCAACGTAAACGGCTTTCTTGCGCGGCTCGTCGGTCATTTGCATTCACCGTTCGTGATGAAGCCGTGCCAACACCCGAAACTGCTACCGTCCACGCTCGGCGTCACGCTGATATCGTGGAAATCCGTGCCGCCGGTGATCTGCCAGACGAAGCCGGCCCGCGGAGCATGGGTGTCCTCCTCGGCTTCGGTGATGATGCGATGACCCTGATCGTGGACGGCGATTCCCATCCGATGCGCGCGGCAATGAGGGCAGAGGAACGTGAAGCCCACGCGCGGGCCGCCCTCATGCAGCACGTACCATTTTGGCGATAGGTCGCAGAGGCGCATTTATGCCCCGTAGGCGCTCGTGGCGAGGATCACGTCCTGCAGCACCTGGGCGATCGCCACTTGCGTCGACGCCGTAACGCCGCTGGCTGACGGGCTCGAGAGCTGGTTCTGGATGACCACCGTCAGCGTCGCCGTCAGGAGCTGCGCGGCCGCCACGTCCGCCGGCGGGAGATTCAGCTTCAGGATCTGCGCGTTGACGACGCCCTCGACGGCCGCCAAGGTCGCCGTGGTACCGGAATCGGCCGCGAGCGCCTGCTGCGCGATCGCCTTGATCTTCACGGCCTTGGTCTTGGCGATCGCCGGGTTCGTGCCGACGGCGCCGGCGACGGCTGCATCGACCGCCACCTGGACGAACGGCGCGGCCGCCGGCGTCGTGAGTTTCGACAGGACCGCGCATCCGGAGAGCGCGACGAGGCAGGCCGCCGCGGAGGCAGCAAACAGTTTCTTCATGGGGAACTTCCTTTACTTGGTTTGAGAATTGGCAACGAGGGTTGCCGGGTGCGCATCCGCGGCCGCCTGGGTCAGCGTCAGCGGCTGCACGGTGGACTTGGCGCGGAACCAGGTCCCGACGACGGGCGCGATGAACGCGATGGTGCCGAACACCGCCTCGACGGTCGTTTGGATCGCGGCGAGGCTCGTGAGCCCCAGCGTGCTCGCGATCTTCGGCGAGATGGCGGTGAGCGCCGAGACGAGCGCGACCACCTGCGCGATCTGCACCTTCGAGTTGTACCAGGGCGTCGCCGGCAGTTGCGCCGGCGTGCTCGAGGCGGCCGGCGTCGACGTCATTGAATCATCAGCCATGATCAGAATCCTCCGTGGGTTGCGGTTGAGAAGGCGTGTTAGGAACGTCCCCTTTTTCCTTTTTGATCTCGTCGAGTTTTTCCGAGAGCGAATTGGCAACGAGCCATTGCGCACGGCCGGATACGGTTCTGAGCTGCGTGCTCATCTCGCGATGATCGAGCCGGTTGGCCTCAGTCACTCCGTCGATCGCAACGCGCACCGACTCGCCCTCCTCACGGACAATCGCGGCCGTCTCGATCGCCGCGTCTTCGATGGCGTTTCGCAGTTCCTCATGCCCTGATTGCAGCGGCAGTTTCTGCTGCAAATGTCGATCGATCTTCGGGCGGTACCACAGAATGATCGCGAGGATTGCTCCGGAGAGGAGCAGCCCCAGGCATTCGAGTGCAATGATGATCTGATGCGCGTTCATCTCGGGACTTCTGCTCCATGATTTGACCGTTCTCTATCCAGACCCGTGCGACGACGACCAGAGATACTTCGCAAACCAAAAGATTCCGGTGACGACGGCGCCGATGATGGCGCCCGCGGTAATGCGGGCTGCCCATCGCATCCAATCGACGGCCTCGGAATCGAGTTTGCCTTTGACGATGGTCCAGACGCCGGATCGCGTAATTCGATCCTGCTCGGCTTGTTGCAATAGGCGCACGTCCCGCTCGAGGACGTAGATACGTTCCTCAAACTGGGACAGCGCATCGGTATAGATTTCGTTGACCAGGTCTTCGTTGCCTGACTCGATCAACGCGGTGCGCACCTTCTGCGAGATGCTCGGTTGAAAACCAGGCACAGACGACACCCAACGGCGCCGCGCGGGAGGCGTCTTCACACGGCCCCCGTCAGCATAATTTGCGCAAGCGGCTTGTAGCGGCTGGGCAGTTCGCGCGCGGCGTCCGAGTCTAAGAGCTCGTCGTGCGCGGTCTGCCAGTTGGCGGCCGCCGTCGCCGTGATCGTCTTGTGAAAGTGCAGGAGCCCCTCGATCCCATCATTGAACGACAGGTCGACGAACACGGACTGGCGCGGCGGATCGAGGGTCGCGTACCAGGGGAATTTGCCGAGCGCGATATGCCGCTCCTCGGACTGCGCCTGCAGGAGCGCGAGCGCCGCGTACTGCGAAATGCCCGCGTCGATGTTGAACCCATACGCGATCGTCTCGTGCCCGCGCGGATCTTTGTACTTGAACGGCTTGAACGCTTCCTCTCGCGCGAGGCGCGGCACGGCGATATCGACGGCATTGGTCATTTCGTACTCCTGTGCGGGATGCCAATCACAATTCCAAAACGGGCGGTAAATTCCTCGCGCGGACCGATGATCTCGCCATCGCTCGCGCCGGCGGTGCGCGTCTGCGGATAGTGGCGGCTCAGGTCATACCCCTCGCCGACCTCGAGATAGGCGCGCGCCGGGAGATCCCAGTGGGCGATCAGATTCACCGTGTTCGCCCCGTAGTCGGTCGGGTGATCCGTGAACGGCTCGTGCTGTGTCAGGTGCGACAGGTGCTCGAGCTCCGGCCGCACCGAGTCAGGCGCGAGGACGCATCCCGACAACGCGAGCACGATGCCAACCGCCGCGATCTTCATAGGTCTTTGCGATGGGCGGCAATCTGTTCGTCGATCGCCTTTAAGCGATCCGCGGCGCCGGCGATACCGATCAGCGCCTCACGCACCGCACGATGCTGCGAGGCCTCCAGCCTCGCGATCGCGGCGCGCGCCTCACGCTTGATCGCGAGCGGGTCCGCCGGCGACGCGTACGGCACGGGCTTGCCGGTCGTCGTGTCGATGCGCACCGATTTGGGATCATGATGCCCTTCGACCAGGGCATGCCCGGCCGGCGTGTTGGCTTTGATGGCCGCATCGCTCTGCGCCTCGAGATGCGCGACGATCACGCCGTCGGTCAATCGATAGGTCGAATACTGTTTCATTTCTTGATGATTTCGACGCGCGAATTGACATTGCTGAATGTGACCTCGACGCCGACCGACGCCACGAATGCCGCGAGCAAGCCGATATTGCAGGCGACATTTTCGAGAAGCGAGAACGTGCGCGTGACCGTGAATTGCGTCGGGTTCTCCGAGAAGACGCCGAAGTAGGTGTACGTTTCGCCGCCCTGCACGTTTCCCGCCTGATCACACCCGCCGGTGGTGTAGGCCTGATAGGGGTCTACCGAGCTCGAGGGCGCCGTGGCGCATTCGGCGGTGAACGAAACGATCAGGGTCGCAAGACACGGCTGGGTCTGTGCCGGTACCGCGATCTCGCACCCCGGGACGAAAGTCACCGCCGTCGAATTACCGGCAAACACGCCGCTGTAGGGAGCGCCGTTCGGGACGTTGACCGGGCCCTGGACGGCCAAGCTGATGATCTCGGTCGCCGCCTGTGCGCCGATGCCGGTCGAGTCGATCAACGGGACCGTGGTCCCCGGGCCGAAGTCGAGCGAGTTGACGCCGGCGCCAACCGAATAAAAATCGAGGTAGGCAAACAACGCGCTCGCGGAAAGCGCCTTTGTCCGCACGGTGTTGCCGTCGACCGCGTAAACGAGATTCGTGCCGTCGTAGGTGATCGAGAATCGAGTGGCGGTGCCGTATACCCCTGTGACCCCGGTGGAGGCACCCAGTTCGTATATCGTCCACTGCCCATCGATCGCGTTCGAATTTAAATCGAAGCCGTACATCGTCGTGTAGCCGGGCGACGCCGGCACGGCCACGACAAACCCCACCAACAATTGACTCGCAATATTGTTGGCTTTGAAAACTATGTTGCATGTGGAGTACGACTGGATGCTGTACGCATCGTCGCTATTCCACGTAGCAGAGCCGCCGCCTTTGAACGCGTACGAATCACTTGCGAGCGCAAGGCCACGAGTTGCCCAAAGCACCGGCGTCGATGCGCCGTACGGCCCAAACGTAATGGCGGAGAGTTTCGCCTGATAGGTGTAGAAGTCCGAATTGAGATAAAGCGTCAATCCGGCGGGCGCGTTCACCTTGCGAAGCTGATTGCCGTTCTGCGTGTAAACGACATTCACGCCGTTGTAGATGATCGACAGCACGTCCCCGGCTTGGAAGGTCGAGCCGAGATCGTGCTGCACGCCCGATTCCCAGCAGTAGAGCTCGCCGCTGGTGTTGCAATAGATCGCGTAGGCGAGCGTCGTATACGCCTGATATCCGTTCGCGGCATTCAGCCCCATCATCACGTCCGACACCGTGTCGGTCGCGGTGAACGTGACGAATGCGCCGCCGGAATACCCCTGCAACGACCAGGCGCCCGAATCCCAGGCCGCAGTGTTCGTCGTCTTGAACACCGAATTGCCGACGATGCCGACGCCTGTGCCTTGAAGCGTCAGCGGACCGCCCAGAAGCTGGCTGCCGTTCTGAACCTCGATCAGATGGGTGAAGACGGTCGACTCACTCTGCGGCTGTTCGTTTCGGCCGACCGAATTGAACGCCGTAAACTCCATGTACAGCGTCGAGCCCACCATGCCCGGATCGAAGGTGAAGTACAGGATCGATTGATCGAGACGCGCCCAGGATGCGCCGGCGGCGTGCGCGACCGCGGTGGTGCCGAATAGGCCCCTCGAGATCGCCACTTCATACTGGCCGGAGCCGATCGAGGTCACGTACTCGAAACCGACGATCTCCCCGTCCAAATACAGGAGCGCCCGGTTGGCGGCGAAGTCCGCCGTGGTGGCGTTCTCCATTTGCAGGCCGAGCTCGATGGCGCCAGCCGTGAGCTCGAGGTTGACCGAGAGCGCCGTCGCGGTGATCGCCGACATGATCGTCCCGTAGCGGGCGGCACCCGATACGCGGCCGATGTAGCGATACGTCACCCCATCGAGCGACCCATAGGCGTCGCATCCGCCCCAGTCACCGTTCGTGCCGCCGCCGTAGACCGTGGTGCCGGGGCCGACGGCGATGGCGAGCTCGTAGCCGCCGCCGGCGCCGACCAGCGGGGCCGGGACCGAGAAGACCACCGGCGCGGCCGCGAGGAACGGGAGCGTTGCGAAGTTCGCGGCGTACCCTTGCGCAAACTGGAAATTGTATTTGGGCGCGCTCGCCGTCCCGACGAGCACGTCCTCGGCCGTGATCGTGAAAACGTCGTCCTTGTCGTCCTGCGTCTCGGTGATCCGGACCAGGAGGTCATTTATCCCGAGATTCGAGTCGGTGATCGAGACGAGATCCATGGGCTCGAGGATCGAGTAGTCCGCGCGCACCGTGAATTGATAGGTGTTCCGGACGTACAGTTGCCGCTGCCCGATGAGCGCCGCGACCTGGCCGGCGACTCGCGCATCGCAAATCTGGTGGAAGGACTTGTTCGCCATGACGCGAATCCCGTTGACCGCGATATCGAGCGGGTCGGTCCATTCGGCGAGCGCGGTGTTGTAGGAATTCCCGCGATCCAGAAATTCGACGCGGACGACGTTATACGTCTCCGTCAGGGGCTTGCGGATGACCACGACCGGGTCATCGTTGTTCCCCTGATTGTTCTTCATGTAGTCGCTGTCCGTGAAGGAGAACAGCGGCTCGAGGTTTGGCGTGTAGGTGACGCCATTGCCGGTGATCGGCACATCGCCGTACGGCACGATGTTCATCACGCCGGCCGACATCACGCAGTTGGAGTTGCCGATCTCGAGGAGGTCTTTGATGAAGTCGGTGGCCGCGCGCTGTGTGTCTTCCCACGGCGAGATGAAAAGCCCGTACGCCGTGCAGTACGTTTTAAAGCTGTCGTAGTAGGTCGGGCCGCCATTGCTCCACGAGTGAGCGGTGATCTGCGAGATATTGAGATTGCCAAACCCGGCGCCGTGATTTACGTCGGTGCAATAGTCGATCAGGATCGCGGAGGGCTCCGCATCGTAGCCGCCGGCGATCGCCGCGGACGTGACCGCGTTGACCAGCCCCAACGTCGAATCCCACGAACAGATGGTCACGCCCGCGGACGTCGCGAACGTGCAGGTTCGCGATTCGTGATCCGAGAACGTCACG